ACCATTTCCCACTGTAACAAAGATAAATCTTGAGCCTCATCTATGAATAAAACTTTGAATTTATTATGTTTTTCCTTTGCAATAAAATCTTCTAATAAATCATTAAAATCTTTTAAACCTTTTTCTTTTTTAAATCTTTTAAGTTCTTCTGCCAAAAGATATAAAGTATTGCGTTCAATATCTAAAATGTTTTGCCTGGAGTCATAGTATTCTAACAAATCCATTCTCTTTACAGCAGCTGTATTTATTATGGTAAGATATTCGTTATCAGAATTAAATGTGCCATCACTATCAGAAAACTTAGCAACCTTAATTGGTATACCACATTTCTCACCAAACTCTTTGTAGTCTTGTGTGCCCATCATTTTTTCTTTTGTCATACCTAGTTGATTAAAAGCATAAGAATGTAGTGTTCTAAAATAAGTTAAGTCATTATCTATATCTAACTTAAATTTATCCGCGGCTCTCGTTGCAGCTTCCGTTGCAGCTTTTTTAGTAAAAGAAAAAAAACCTATTTGTTTTGGTCTTACTCCCTCTTGAATAAATTGATCTACTAAATTTAATAATGTTGTTGTTTTCCCTGTACCAGGTGGGCCAAGTATTATAGTTTTCATTAAAAATTCTCTTCCTGATATGGCACTTTAGATGTTGATGCTTCAGTCTCTTTCATCGCTTTTATCTTAATTAATCGTGGTTGTTGTTTTTTAATTCGTATTCTTTCTTCTTGTACAAACACATCTAATTGTTTTATTAAATTACCAGTTTGATTTTTATCTTTGTCCCAATGATTACGCTTACAAAAATTAAAAAAATCTTCCATTCTAAAATAAGTAAATTCTCTTTTTTCATCTGTGTATGGTAATTTATTTAATATATCATCAAAGGTTCTTGCTGATTGTCTGTTAGTTGTCCAATCTTGTAACAGTCCTGTAAGCTCATTAACAGGATCTAAAGACTCTAATGGCTCTACTTCTTGAAGAGCTATCATCATAGGTTTTAAAAAATGTTGTTTCCAATCTTGTGGTTTAGGCACAGGCACAACTAAATTAGCTTGATCTAAACACGCTAATGCAAAAAGCTGTGGACTATAAAGTTGTTCTGATTTTAATTGTATTCTTTTTTTATCTACACTTAAAAACCACTCTGGTGGTTTTGATGCATACTTTGTAAGACTACCTAATACAGGCATCTCCTCTTCACCAAATCCTACACCAAACCTTTTTGTTCTACATAAACCTGATTGACATACTGCATTAATTGGTGCGTCTTTACAGCGATATTTGTCATAGCCTTTTCTATTTACTGATTTAATTAATTGTTGCACTTCACTATTACTTAGTGGTGGGTCCATATATTTTAAGTTTGCACCTACAATTTCATCTTCCCAAGTATCTGGTTTAGCCTGTTTGTAATACACAGCAATATTAAATAATGCATTGTTCCTAGAACCTTGTCCAAATCCTGTTGCTGCAAGTTTATTCAGACAAGGTGGTCCCATAGGAAATGCTTCTTCTATTTTTTTTTCTTCTGTTTTGATCGCTTCGACTTGATCTTTTGTGCAAGCCCAAACATCATAGAGCTGATAAAATTCCTCATTGTAGTAGGGTAAATTTAAAAAGTTACCTGTGTCCCCACGTTCCACAAGTATCTCTGTTTGTTTTGGAAAAATTTCTGAGCCTTCATATCCAAGTATGATAGCCATTTGTTTCAGTTTAGATTGCATCAAAGATGCAGGAATGTTTTCTTTAGTAAATAAAAATACGTGTGCGCCGCCTGACTTACTACGGCAAACTATTAAGGGGAGGTTATGATTCCGAATACTTTTAATGAGGCTAGTGTGATCAAAGTTATATTCGTCAATATCAATACAGCCCCACCTACAATCATTGTTTTCTGTAATAGGGATGATTCCAAGGGCTGGTCCTTTTCCTGCAAGATGGTTTGACCAGAGTTCATCTGTGACTTGTCCACGAACAATAAAAGCTTTGCCTTTTTGTTTTCCGTTGTCGCCAC